TATCAACAGTTGAGTACACCGACACAGACGGAACTACCGTACTACTCACCGAAACATTCACTTATACAAGTGGAAATCTAACATCAGTTACAAGGACTTAATATGAGCAAAGAATTAGCGTTGTTGACACAAGTAAAAAATAAATCAAATGCAATGTGGGACAACATTAGAACTCCTAAGTTGCTACCTCAAGCAGATGTTATGTTGTCCGCATTGAGGCTAAGTGATGGTACGTTTATAAAATACACTATAACTACCAATGGAGTAACCAAGTACGCATCAGACAAAACAACAGTATTGTGGACAGTCCTACATACAACAGTAGGAGCGTCATATGATGCTATATTCAATGTATATATTGATACAGTTGGAGGATTCGTATATGCAATTGCTTGTGATTCAACATCACCTTTTACATGTCAATTCTTTAAAATAGCAATTTCTACTGGTACTGTTACAAATATTGGTGCTACATGGACTCCCACAGCAGGTAGCAGCTACTCATCAGCTCCATATTTTGATGGTACTTCATTATATATTATTGCTTTAGGAGCAGGTTCAGCTACTATTATGCGCCATACAATAAATGTGTCAACTGGGGTAAGGGTAGAAACAGCATTGCCTGCTACATTAGCAAGTGGTATTAGTGCAATATTTATTAGTGAAGATACTTTTTTTGAGTATACAGCAGCAAGTACTACTACACCATGTACTCCACTACATCTTCAAATAATTGGAAAAGACAAATATACTTTTATGATGCCATTCGGCTATTTACCTACTGTTTCATCTACACTTTCTAATCAAAACTTGTTGTCTAGCCAGACAGGGTTTTTGATAGGGAGTTCACTAAATCAATCATTGATATACTCTCAAAGTTCTATATTAGATTTTATATCTGATATAAAATCTAAAATCTTAGTTTAAGGAAAATATATGAAAAAGATTAAATTTATACCTAATGGAAACCCTATTATGTTTCCTGATGATATCTCTCTATTCACAGACATTGGTGCAGTTTCAATAGGTGGGGCATCTTACGTAACGGCTATTTACATCGGAACATTGCCTTTAGATGAATACATTGAAGAAAGCAGAGCTGAAAAACTACAAGCCCTCAACCAATGGCACGACTCAAAGACAACCGAAATGAAAGCTAAATACTCTCAAAGCGAGGTCGATAGCTTCCTAGACAAGCGTAACGAAGCTATGGCATGGCGTGTGGACAACACGGTAGCTACACCATACGTCACTGCAATGAGCGGTGGCAATGAAGTTGTACGTGTTGCATTGCTCAATTCCATACTATCTAAAGTCGATGCTACGGCTCAACTCGAAGCATATGTATTGATGAAGCGTGATGAGATCGAAGCGTGTGCTACACAAGCAGAACTAGAGGCTGTAACATGGTAAAAGTCCTACTCATTGCTATTTTAGCATTTTTTTTTGGTGGTTGTTCAGGGATGGTTTACTCGGACGTAAAAGGTGCTTATGTGGATGCAAAGGTTATCTACTCTGATGCAAAACACGTAGTCTATGAGATAGAGGCTGAGAAGTCTCGTATCAAAACAGACGGCTTAGGTGAGGCTCAGAAATGAGTCCTCTGACTGTAGTCCTTTTGGGTGTTGTGTACCCTTCGGTCGGAGGACTACAGTGAGTGGATGGAGACAATCTAAAGAATACCGTAAGTGGAGAGCTTTAGTTATACGTAGGGATTCTAGGTGTGTAATTTGTAACTCATTACAGCAACGTGAAGCTCACCACATAAACCATGCTACTTATTTTATAGCAGAACGCTTTGATGTTAATAGCGGAATTACATTGTGCAATGAATGTCATACGCACTATCACACTACTTTTCATAGATCGTTTAGAGAGATATGTACAAAAGAGTTTTTTAGTGAGTTTCTTAAACTTGTAAAATACATTAAGGGGAAATCATGTTCACAACAGACCTTGTAACAAAAAGAGTAATGACGGAAGATTACGCATGGATACTGCAAGAGCCATTGGTGTATTCGAACTCTAAGTATCGTATAACGGTCTATGATGGCTTTGATTTTGATTTCGCATCTATCCCGTGGTTTTTTCGTAGAGTAATACCTAAGAATGGCATGAAATATGATCGTGCAAGCTGTTTACATGATGCTCTATATGCCTCTAAGATACTTAGTAAAAAAGAGTGTGATAGATTATTCTTGGAAGCTATGCTGTTTGATGGAGTAAATGTGATGTTGGCAAGCCTTATGTATGACGCTGTAAGCATTGCAGGTGGTAGTGCTTATGAAGATCAAGAGGACTTAATGAAGTATAGAAACCTAATTAAAGTGGATGACATAAATGCTTGAAATTATATTTACAGTGGTTATTTATTTGGCTGGTGCTATAACTGAACATGAAACAAAGGGCGCAGTAACCAAAGGTGTTATGTATCAAGATGGGAATGTTTCGTTTGTTGAGTGTAAGTAAAATGGTATAATAACAATAATAAGTTTTAAGGGTATGATCTATGTGGAAATGGTTAGTATGTTTATGGAATAAGTATAACCCTTTTGATATAGACTCAACTATTTCAAGAATATCTAATACAGTAGATATTATGGCTTCAAAGGTAGACCATTTACACCTAACAATCAGTAGAGATATAGCAGAATTAGAATATGCTAACGCTCAAAAAGAATTAATCCTACAACAAATAATTGACTGTCTTCCAGATATGGTATGGTTCAAAGACTTAGAAGGAAAGTATGTATATGCAAACCGTTCAATTCGTGACGGATTGCTTATGTGTGCTAACCCAATTGGTCTTGATGATAAATACTTATCTGATAGAGCCAAAGAAGTATATGGTGAAAACAATCATACATTTGGAGAGAAGTGTGCAAACTCTGATGCTATAACACTTTATAGAAAAGAGCCTAGCAGATTTCTTGAGTCAGGAAAGATAAAAGGTGAGACTGTTTACCTAGAAGTATTTAAGAATATTGTTAGAGGACAAGATGGAGAAATACTTGGAGTATGTGGTTCAGGTAGAGACTTAACAGAATATATGAATGCTGTGCGATACATGGAGAAGCATTGCGCTAAACGATGCGGAGAAGAACACGTAGTTGAAGCATTCAGGAAATATGAGTTTGGTGAGGATTGCAAGTAATGGCAGGAGAAACTTGGGAAGAAGCACGAATGATGATTATGGATAAGCTATCCAATCACACAAGTGAACTCAGCACTATTAAATCAGAACTAAACACATTTAAGTCATCATTTGAAATTGGAATGACTGAGCTTAAAACAAAGATGATGATGGCTACAGCTATTACTAATATTGTTGTTAGTATTGTTGTAGGTATTGTTATGAAACTTCTACTAAAATAAAAAGGAAACTGCATTATGGAATTAAAGTTAGTACGAAAACACTATGGTGAATCTTTTACAGAAGGTAAACTATTCATAAACAATGGATTTCAATGCTATACAGTTGAAGATAAAGATCGTAAACTAGAAATTGAAGGTTGCGAATCAAAGGTTCAGAATATGACTTGTATTCCAAAAGGTACTTATAAAGTTACTATATCTATGAGTAACAGATTTAAGAAGTTTATGATTGAAGTATTGAATGTTCCTTGCTTTAAAGGAATTCGTATGCATAGTGGTAACTCAAGTAAAGATACTGAAGGATGTATTATCGTTGGTAAATCCAATGCTAAAGATGATGACAACTGGGTGAGTGAAAGTCGTATAGCTTATGAATCTTTACACAAGAAAGTAAAAGAAGCTTTATCCTATGGTGAAGAGATTACATTAGAAGTATGTTAAAAACAATAGCTGCAAGTGTTAGACCAGTATTAACATACTTTGGTTTTATTATGTACATAATTACTCTTACAGTAGGAGTATTTACTGGACACCTATCTTGGGCTATCTATGTGGCTCAAGTAGGTGGTTTAGTTAGTATAATGATAGGATTCTGGTTTGGAGAAAGATCAGCACTTAAGAAGCCTGACTTAGACTAAATCTTTGTAAAGTATCTATAGATACACTTGTTAATGTTCTTAATAGATTCATTAGCTACGTCTCTTGATTGAATCTTTGTACTTATTGTAGAACAAGCAGAAGTAGCGTTATAAAGCTTAGTAATGTGTTTAGCATTAATTCCTACCTTTGACTCTAGTTCGTCTCTATAAGCACTGTCAAATAGCTTTAAAACAAGTGTTGATACTGTTACTTCTTTTATCTCTGACATATTACAACTAATATCCCAAGATTCATTAGCAATAGTAGCTAACAAATCTTTATCTTGTTGTGTCTTGAAGTTGTTGGATACATACTTCTTACAACGCTTCTGCATCTTACCCACATACTCAGTACGCAATAATTCTGGTTCAAGTTCATCCAATAAAGAACGAATGAATAAAACGATTGTAGCTAGTCTTAATTTAGTTTCTGTCATTCTTTCACCTTATTATCTCTTATAAGTGTTGTATACCCAATCAAATCATCATAGTTGTCTTGATAGAATGTATCTGCTGGTATTCTTGCAATCTTAATAGCCATGTAAAACCAATCGACCATATCTGTCATTGATGGAGGCTCTTTATGCTTCGTAAGATATACATGATTCATAGCTTCAAGTATTTGAGATACAGCAAATCTTTGTTCACTGTATTCTCCATATCTATTGCCACGCTCTTCAAGCAGTTCATCTACACTCTTTGGCTCATCAAATAGATGTTCTCCAAATAGCCCTTCCATTACATCATTGTATGCTTTATCATGTACTTTTGTACTTCCATCACTATCTATATGATACACAGTTCCATCAATAGCAGTGTATATAAGCTTTGTATCATCTACATATTCTGGATTCATAGTTTAGCCTCACTATAATCTGATTCATAAGTAGCATCTGACTTAATAAAGTCATTTACTGCATTGCACGCCATAGATATGTCATTAAATGAACCAAGGCTATTAATAATGTTATTTCTCTTAACTTGTGCATAATAAATTCCATTTCTTAGATATACGCCATAGAATCCAGACTTATTATTCTTATATTTTTCTCCTAGCGTCTTTAATCCATTATCTAACATATGATTTATATTGTGTTGAACAGTACACCATTCTAAGTTTTCTGCCCTGTTATCGCTTTTTATTCCATTTATGTGGTTTATTTGTTCACCATTAAATGGACTAACAAATGCAATGCCAACTTCACGATGAATTTTTTTACAATATACTTTACTTCCTATTTTTAAATTAACAGTCATATATCCATTTTTATCAGGAACCAATTTTCTTTCTGTGATATTACCATCTCTAGAATGGAAGAACACTCTACCATCTATAGTTATCTCGTATCTATTTTCAAAACCATTTATCCACATTTTACGCTCCGATTGTTTTAGGTAAGTGGCATTATACCATTTTCCTTGATGCATTTGCAAAATCTGCAACATATAGTGTTTCACATGGCTGCTCAATCCACTTTTGAAACTTTCCACTTGCTCCATTTTTATGCCATTCTTTTTTTTGATTAGGGTCTTGCTTACGTGACTCAATCTCTTTTAATGTTTCATCCATAGCAATATTTGGATTGTATCCGTATCTCCAAATAAACCCATTAGAGAATACATTTGTATCACATAGGGCATCAATCTTTTCTTCAATAGTAGCTTCTACATTATAAGTACGTGCTTCATTCATAATGTAACCAGCATAGGTATCTACAACCTTTTTAAACTGATTTTTCTGCATAGCTTTATTAATACCTAAGAACTCAAATAACTCTTCAAGTAAACAAGTTACAACCAACTTATCATCTGGTAATGATGTAATATTCCTGTCTAAATTCCATCTAACAATTCTTGTTTCAATATTCATAATTCAACTCCTACTTTTCCACTTTCTGCTAAGATATAACCAGATTCAAAACAAATATACATAAGTTTTGACACCAACTCTTCATCTTCCTTTTTAAGTCTAAGCATAGACTCATTAACTATCTTTTTACATAGTCTTTGAAACTCTTCTTTAGACTCTACACTTATTTGCATTCTTCTTCTCCATTTTAGCAATAGCTTTAAGAACTGATGTTGTTGCTGTATTAAACTTCTTTAAGTTTCCAGTTGGTACATTCTCATTTCCAATATGACAATATGCTTTAGCTTCAATAGCTTTTTTGATAGCACTTGTTTCAAATAATGCTCTTAACCCATTACCTTCACATCTGTAAGCTACTGGTGTTGAAAACTTCCATAGATACCCTTTGCTAATATTTGCACCACAATCAATTAATTCATTTATTGTTACTCTCAATGTATATCCTTTCCATAGCACTCATCTATAAGTGCATTACAAAACTTCTGAGCATTAAGTGAATCATTGATACGTCTCATATCACGATTACTATGATGTACATCAATCAAGCTGTCAACTAATTCCATACTCCATATAATTTTACGTCTAAGAGCTGATATGTAATTCAACTCTCTTAATGTAACAGCATCAAAGTTGCTCCCATACAGATATTCAGATGACTTCATCGTTTACCTTTAAATACTGTTGCAACATCATCTAAGTCTCCATTTACGGCCATAGCACTGTCATCTAGCTTTATGATACCTAGCTTAAGTTCAAGCTCATAAATAAGCTTATCCTTACGTTTAGCTTGCTCTTCATTCATTGGTTGTGATGTATATAGGTTAGCCAATCTAATTGCATCTTGTGAATTAATCATTCATATACCTTTAGTGAGTCTGTAAATAGATAACGATGTTCTGCTGGTATCTTCCAGTATAGTAAGTTAGCTAAATCTCTAATGTGATAATGAGCTGACTTATCTGAACGCAGTTTAATGAAATGCTGTAACGACTGAGCGTTGAACTGAACTTGCATTTTATAAATAAATGCTTGAGGTAGAAGCAACTTAACATCATCATTTGATATAGATGGATTATTTTTTATTAAATTTTTTATATCTTCAATATAGTAATGCAGTAAATTATTAACAATTGTATTTTTACTTGGTTCATATTCAATAGCATCACCATCTTGTTTAGTGCAGTATCGTGTAGATTTTACTGCATAGTCAACACCTACTTGGTGTCTAGTCCATTCTAATAACGCTGACGTAGATAATTCTACTTCAAAGATATACTGAACAAACCGTAGCATAGAGCTATGTTGGTTCTTATTGCATACTCTTTCAATACGTTCTTTACCTTTGTCTGTATCAGATCCATATCCGCCTTTCCCCCAGCACATTCCAATACCTAAATCTACAAATTCAAGAGTCGGTTCATTTAACAATGTAACTTTCATTTAATTTCCTTATTGACTAACATAGACTGAACATCTCCACAAATACCGATTAGAGCATAATTATTTTTGATGCATCTATTTGATTCCTCAATTAACTTTTTATCAACAGCACTTCTTTCTGCTATTAACTTTTTGTACTCATCTATCTCATTAGACTGGTATAACGAAACTCCTGACATAAAAATCAAAGATAACCAACAAACAACTAATGCATTTTCTGCTTTCATTTTAGTAAATCTCCATTTTCATATATGTTTCCGATTACTTCAACATTTGATTGAATTGAAAAAGATGATTTTCCTTCATTGTCAATAAATAAAAATTTACCATGCTTAAAGACAATAGTTCCAACAGCCTCAGTGCATACCCATTCGATAAATGGCTGATGTACAATATCACATTCATAAATCTCAACACCATTTTTATCGAGCAGTCCAGTGAATTGTAAAGGTATCAAGTTATCGCATTTAGTAAAGTTCATTTTATAAATACTAAATGGTTTTGTCATTATGTGATACAAACTATCCCACGCTCTAAACTTAATCTCTATCATGCTATCCTCTCTTTGGTAGTGGAGTCTTATTTATAGCTTTCTTAATACCTGATGGATCACAATGCTCTAATAGTTGACCATTAGCGTGTTTACACCAAAACAACTCATCTTTGAGTTTGCTATTTGTAGAATTAAGCTCATCAATCTGTTTCTGTCTATCAGCTACATCTTTTACTATAATTACAATGTCTGACTTAAGCTGATTATTCTCATAGCTAACTAAACTCGCTGTAATTGTTGATAGTATTGAAGTTGCTATAGTTATACTTAGTAAGTAATCTTTAGTTTGTTGTGTCACTGTTGCTCCTTTGACTCGTGATACACACAGGTAGCATGGGCTGGTGTTTCTTCTATATATAGCCAACTGCCAATATTTATACATACTCCCCAACCATCCACATCAGAGTCTACGTGATATTTGCACCCATCACAACTCTTAGGCTCTAGTAGTGCTTCAAGTTCTGCAATGGCTTCTTCATAGTCTTTTTCACAAAACCCTCCGTACTTCTCATAAGTGCTAAATACTGGGTATTTGATAGCTTTCAATATCTCTAGGGCCTTCATTTATTCTCCAATATCCATTTATCATCTTCAAATGTATCTCGTGTTTGATTATAACTTGGAAACTTTTCCCCTTCTAATACATGATGAAATTCATCAGCATAAGGATGCCTATTCTTACCCTTAGGGATACAGATGTTTGTAGCCCAAAATTCATCTAAGTCTGAGAGTTTAATTACATCAACTGGAGTAACTCCAAACTGAACTGTATAAACTTTTAGCTCTGCTTTATTCATTGTAATCCTCCTAATATAATAAACCCTATGATATAGCTAATAGTAAACATAGCTAATATAAGAAATGCATCACTATCTAACAAATAGTCAAAGACTCTGCACATGAATTCATTAATCTTGCTAAGCATCTTCATATAGCCCATCCAAGCAATTACTCCACCACTTTCCAGAAATATTCTCATTATAGAATAAATCAGACTCAAGAACCTCATTAACGAATAACCACTTTGTCTCCAAGTATGTCATTGTTCTTTGGTTTGTGCATAAATCAAGTATTTCTTTTTTAGCTACTACAGAATCTTTTGTAAGCTTACTAGAGCCACTGTAAGCTCTCCAATTGTTCTCAGCAACTTTTGTCCTTACTGCATTCTTTCTTTGAGTTTTAAGTGGCTTTAAACGTGTTGTAGATATACAAAGCTTCTTTCCAATGTATATCTTTCCATCTGTATAAGTAATTTTATACACAAATCCAATAACTCCTTCTGGAAGTTCATTGAAATCAGTTCCGCTGTACTGCCATTTTAATTGTGTCATTTAAACCTCGTTTTTCAATCTCTTTATTTACTGCTTCATCAATAAACTCTTTGATATTAATTCCAGTGATAGCACTTAGAACCTTTAGATTACGATGTGTAGTTGCATGAATACTAATAGTAGTATCATTTCTTTTTTTCATCATTTAGTTTTACCTTTATCCTTTCAATATTTCTGTTAATCCATTCATTAGCTTTCTCTTTTGATATAAAAGAAGCTATCTTTAATCCTGTTTTATATTCCCATACTCCATAGATAACACCATCTTTTTTGTAATAGAATATCATGCTTCCAGCAGTAAATGAATTACTTGCTGTTAGCTTTGGAAACTCTGTACGCTTATCAACCGAATGGGTTGACCTTTTTAGCTGGAGCTGTTGCATTTGTAGCACCTTGTTTAGCTTTAGTTTTCTTAATTGGGTTAGCTTCTAATCGTTTCTTAGCTGAGTCATAAGCTTTAGTTTCAGTAGCTCCTGATAGCATCTCTGAGGCTGATAGATGATCTGAACTGAATACATTTAGAATCTCAAGATTATATACTTGTTGTCCATCTTTGTTTTTTACAAGTGTCTTATCTTTGTTTGTAGCTTCAATTTGTTGTAATGCTACAGTGATTTCTTTACCTTGCCAATCAACCATAAAGTCAACTTCTTTCTCTACTTCAACTTGTTTACGTTCACCATTAACTTCTTTCCATTCTTTAGTCTTAACGATACGAGACTCAGACTTAATATCAACCAATGAATTATTCTCTGATAGAGTAGCAATATAATTCATTTTCTTAATCATAATGTATGAAGGTAATGACATTTTCTTACCTGACTTAGCATCTACATAGTATGTATCCTGCTCACGATTAGTAGCATATAAATCAGTGCTAAACAAACCTTCTCCTTCAAACTCTACGTGAATACCAATAGCTCCACCTTCTGATTGGATACCCCATGCACGATGTACAACAAAGTCATAAACACCAGCTTCATTGATAAAACTAATTCCAGATGAATCTTTCATCTCCTCTTGCATTGTTCCTAATTTTTCTTCATTGATACGTTTAAATACTGACATTGCTTTTCCTTATTTTTTTGTTGTAATAGATTTAATAATTGAACCGATGTTTACTGTATCGGAAATGACTTGACCTGTTGGAATACCAGCTCTTGTTTTGGCTACATAAGTAGATGTTGAATCAGTATGTAATACACGTTCTCCATCACTATTTACATTCATATAGTAGACCTCATCAAATAATGATACAAGCTTACTCTGTGCCTTCTTAGCTGGAATCTGTGGCATATATGTAACAGAACCATTAGCTTCAACTGACTCTCGTAATGCTGAGAATACAATATTGATACCCTTTAAGTCACGAAACATCTTAACCATCTTAATCATCTTCTTTGAATACTCTTGCCACTTAGGAAATGTATTTGTTGGATTACCAAAATATTCATCCTCCTCAAGTTCTGAAACAACCATTTCACCAATCTCAGTTAGAGAATCAATACATACGTTGTCATACTCAAGTTTTCCATCTCTAAGAGCTACATATACTTTTCCAAGTGTAGCAATATCAAGAATATCAATAACATCAATCTTTTTATCTTTAAGAACCAATAGGCCGCCTTCTGCACTCAATACAAGTGTTTTTCCAGCCATAGTTCCAAGTTGTGTAGTTTTACCTATACCAGACTCACCAAATAAAAGCACTTTAATACCGTCTGTATGTGCTTGTGAGGTATTTTTAATTTCAAAGTCACTCATAATACATCTCCTTATTATTTTAAATATTTTAACATTAAATTACTTTAACATACTTTAATCGTATGCTTCCATAAAAGCACTATCATCATCTACATATTCATCATCTGAATATTCATCTACTTCAACCTCTTGTTTCCTTTCAATGGTTTTAAATATAGTTTTTTCCAGCTCTCTTGTAGTAAGAGGGTTATCGAATTGTTTATTAACACGAAGTATCTCGTCTTTTGCTTCATCATGTGTATATCCTGTATCCATAAGCAATAGAGCTAATTTAGCTAATGCACTGTTTCTACCGCCATGTTGATTACGAATGATATACTGACTGATACCACCAATATTCTTCTTAGATAGATTAGAGCCTGCTTTACGATAACTCTCACTCTCGCCTGTATTTGATACATACTTATCACAGTTAATTAGTATCCCTTCGTTATACCAATACTCACCGCTTGCTCCATAAAAGAATCTACTAGCATCTGTACATTGTCTATCAAGTTCAATAGGTAAATCCTCCATGATATTCTTCATAAAGTTACTATATTGTTCTACTGTCAAGTCAAGTGTGTATTCCATAGGCATTATAATTCTGAATCTATCACATACAATTCCATTCTTCTCCTTCTGATGGTTTCTAGTCGTTGAAATAAGGTATGTGTAGTCACTCAAAATTATCTTAGCCATATCCAATGTAGTTCCACCGTCAACATCAAGCATAAGCAGTGAAAACGATGTAATTACATTCTCTTTATTTCTATATCCATTCTTGAATCTATGAGCTGAATAGCATAGTCCATCTGACTGAGTAACTTTATGCATATCATTCCATGTTCCAATTTCATTTGGTACATATCCTGTTGTCATATCTCCTGAATAGCTAAATATCAATGGTTGAGTTAAATCTGTAGCAGTCTTTCCTCTAGCTTGATAAAACGTAATGTTCTGTCTATCTTCAATTTGTAAGGTGATATTATTCTGATAAGCATAACCTTTAGCTAGTTCCCAAAATGCTTTCTTAGATTTAATATCTGAGTAGAATGGTAATTCTTGTGTTAATGTATATTCACTCTCTTCACCATTGCTTTCACATAACCAATCGACAATAAGTTCATACTTCTCAGGTCTAGCATTAATAAGTTTCAAGCTTTCAAAACTTTCTTCAACAATAGTCATAGCTTCATTAAAGTGTTTAGCTTCTACTTGTTGTTTCATATCCATCATTGCAATCAAAGCACTAATCTTCAATGCCAACCAATGCTTATTCTGAGTATATACCATGTTCAGTGGTTTATATTTAGATACTAACTCACTATCCTCTTTACCTTTAATCTCTGACTCAATATAAAGATTCTTAGCTTCGTCATCCAACTCTAATACTCTGTTGTGATAGTTATTAGCAATGTATGACATGCAAGCACTAATTTCATTGATAGAAACTGCTGTAGTACCTTCATTAACTAACGTATAGTGGTTTACATGACTTGTAACCATAGCAAATAAGTTACGTCTAGCCATTCCAGCACCTAGTAGATCAAAGAATAGTTTTTCAGTTTCAGCTCTACCTTCAAAGATTAGTGTAGGTGAACCAAACATCATCATGTTATGAGGCACTGGCTTAGTAGCTCCTTTAACACCTGTAGTACGTCTTAGGTTAGGTTTAATAACACCATGATCGAATGCATTAAGCAATGTATCACTTAGCATATCGTACTCTTTAGCCAATACAGAACCCATCTCATCCAATGCAATGTTTACTGAATAAATATCCATAGTATCCATCATAGAGCGTATAGCACTAATAGCACTGTCTGTAGCACTCTTATAGATAGGACTGATAGTTACACCTTCCTTGATAAGTTTAGCAATACCTTCCATATCAAATGGATCAATAGTCTCCATCTTCTGTTCAGCAATTTTCTTTATCTCATCTAAAGCATCTTTGATAAATAACTCTTCGATGTATCGTAAGCTTCTACTCTTGCTTAATCCACTCCCTGCAATAGCAATACCATAAACATTAGGTGGTACTACACTAAAGTCTGTTGGACATTGAACCTTAGCTCTTACACAGTTAGCTATTACTGCTGTACCAAACAAACTTAGTACACGCATGTAATGCCTTAAATCTGGAGGACTATCTTTTCCAGCTAGAACATCAACCATCTTAGTTATCATAATTCTACTCCTATCGTTTTAACTTCCATATTTTCAACCAATGAGAATAGAGTTTTTTTCATCACATCTTTCTCATTACCAAACATATCTAAGAACTCGTCTATTACCGTTACAGCTTCATCCATAGGTACTCTTTCGTCATGCACTAATAATTTACCTTTATTACCTGTAATGCGTAACACATCCTCATAATTTAGATGAATTTTATATAGTGTTTTGTCCATCTCTCTTCCTCATCTATTCTATTTTTTGTATGAGTAGTATACGTAAGCGACTGGATTGTT